GCCTCTCCAAGCAACAACGACATTTTCTGGCGGTGTCACACATGACGGTGGCGCAATCGTTGGCGCTAACAGGGTTTACACTGTGACGGCGGCTGGCCCTACTGACACAGTAACGATTGGATAGGTTATGGCTCATTACGCACAATTAGATTCTGGCAATATCGTGGTCCAGGTTTTTGTGGGGCGCGATGATGTCGTGGAAGGCATTAACGATTGGGAAGCCTATTACGCGCCGGAAGGTTTCACGGTCAAACAGACTTCTTACAACACTAGGGGCGGTGTCCACTATACGGACGGTTTGCCTTCTGATGACCAGAATAAGGCACTCCGGTTCAACTATGCAGGCATCGGTTATTCGTATGATGAAACCCGCGATGCCTTCATCCCGCCACAACCCTACCCTTCATGGGTTCTCGATGAGGACACTTGCCTTTGGGTGGCACCTATCACGATGCCTGAAGAACTTGATGCCGATGGCAACCCTGTTCCCTATGTGTGGGATGAGGATGCTGGGGACTGGGTAGCCGCCGATGTCTGACGAACTGATTGAACAAGTCGCACGTGCCTTCATCATGTCGTGGGCTGATTTACAGGACGGCGACAACACACTGCAACCTGGCAGTACTCTCATGACCATTGTCAACGCGCATGAGGATCGCGATCTGATCATCCAGTCTGGTTACCGTAAGGCAGTTGACCGTTTCGTCACACACGCTAACAAGGTGTAAACCATGAGGCTCCAACAACCGTGGCCCGAAGGCTACACCGTCAACGCCCGTAGTCCCTTTGGACCCAGACGTCATCCCATAACAGGGCGTGTCACCTTTCACCACGGCATCGACGTGGCCATGCCCACAGGTACACCACTCAATGCACCTGCAGACGGTGTCGTCGTCCACAAGGGATACGGGAACAGTGGTGGCCACACACTGATCATCAAACATGCTGACGACTTGTTCACTGTGTACTATCACCTCGAGAAGGCGTCACACCTGACGAAGGGTGCCCGTGTCCAGTTAGGTGACCTAATCGCATTCAGTGGCAACACTGGGGCGTCCACAGGGCCACATCTGCACATGGAAACTAGGCGATCAAGGCGATGGGGCGACACTCAAGACCCTGTTCCCTTCCTCCAGGGTTCCCCTTCAGTGACAACAGCACCAATCAAAGTCGATGGAAGGCTAGGGAGGAACACGTGGAAGGCTTTCCAAACGGCACTCAAGAAGCGTGGACTGTACAAGGGTGTCCCTGACGGCCGTCCAGGTGTCATGACCTACCGTGCGATGCAGGAATGGGCTGGGACAAAGGTCGACGGTGTTCTCGGCTTCAACACTCGCACGGCCGTGCAACAGAAACTAGGTGTGAAACCGGATGGCAAATGGGGCAGGCTAACCATCAGCGCCCTACAGCGTGCCCTGAATGACGGGACAATCTAATGTCTGACGAACCGTCTGCCCGCATCACACTCAAAGAGGTCTATCAACAAGTGCAAGAAATGAAATCGCTACTGGAGAAACTGGCCAACTCTCTACCATCCATGTCCAAACAGTTGGACGATTTGGAGTCGGAAGTGAAGGAACAGTTAGCAGACCATGAGAAGCGCATCCGCATCACTGAGAAACGTGTGTGGCAAATCATGGCGATCGCTGGGTTCGTCAGTGCCCTCATGCCAGTCATCATAAGGTTCCTTGATGTCTAAACCTTCATGGCGTATCCGTCGACGCATCATCTGGTCATCCATCGTGGGTGGGTTCAGCATGATAGGTCTGGGCGCTATCGGTTTGTTCCAAGACAAGATCACTGGCGAACTCATCACTGGAGGCGTGGCCCTTGTGACACTTGTCGCGTCAGCATATATCGGGTTTGGTACAGTGGACGACAAATGGCATCACACAAACGAAATGGAGAACCCTGATGGCTAAGTGGACCTTGTTCTGGAAATACTCTGGAGAACGCGCAATTAAAACCGTGGCACAGACCGCGTTAGCAACCATGTCTGTCGGAGCCGTCGGCATTTTTGATGTTGACTGGGTCAATGTTGCTAGTGTCGCCGCACTCTCGGGTGTCATGTCCCTGCTCACCTCAGTGTTGCAGTATGACCGGAAGCCTGTGGATGAGTAACCCGTTCGACAACATTGAGAAGGTTGATGGGTTCGAGGTTCCTGTGGACCCGATGGATTTGCTTCAGTGTGAGTCCTGCCAGTAGATGGTAGGCTAGTACACGAACGGTTGTTCCTTCTCTCTGGTTTTCCGTTCTAGGGTCGCCCTGTTTTCCACCATCCAGGGCGGCCCTTCTTTATTCTGACAACCAGGCGTAGATGGTAGGGCGTGTGACGCCTGCACGTTTCGCTAGTTTCAGGATGGGGGCACCCTCGGAGTGTTCCTGACGAACATGATCGCGCATCACCTTGGTGATTGTGTCGATACGCTTCAGACCGTCATGGCGAACCTCTGACAACTGTTCGATAGTCATGGTGTCGTAGGCGTGGAAATCAAATGAGTGCATGTCAACCATCATACATCCTTCGTTATCAAAATGTA